CTCCAGAGTGGTGTGAGACTTACGTACCGTTCCAAAATGGTTATACGTTTACTGATGGTCTATGGCAAAGTAACTGTCAAGGTTAAATTTTGACAGATTTAAATGTACAACTGTTGCCGTGGCAGCAGGAAGTCTACTCTGATCCTACACGGTTCAAGGTAGTAGCGGCAGGGCGACGGACAGGGAAGTCACGCCTCGCTGCATGGATGCTTATCATAAATGCTCTACAAACCGACAAAGGTCAAGTTTTTTACGTTGCGCCCACGCAGGGACAGGCCCGTGACATCATGTGGCAAACCCTCTTGGAGCTAGGAAACCCTGTGATTACTGGTGCCCACATCAATAATCTACAGATCAAGCTGGTCAACGGGGCCATGATTAGTCTCAAAGGAGCCGACAGGCCAGAGACAATGCGTGGTGTTTCCTTGAAGTTTCTTGTAATGGACGAGTACGCAGACATGAAGCCTGACGTATGGGAGCAGATCCTCCGTCCAGCACTAGCTGACCAAAAAGGTTCAGCAATGTTTATAGGTACGCCTATGGGCAGAAATCACTTTTACGAGTTGTACAAGTTAGCGGAGCTAGGTGACGATGAAACTTACAAGGGGTGGCACTTTACCAGTTATGACAACCCCATCCTCGACCCTGAAGAAATTGACACAGCAAAGAAGTCCATGTCGAGTTACGCCTTCCGACAAGAGTTTATGGCCTCATTTGAAGCAAGAGGCTCAGAAATGTTCAAAGAAGATTGGGTACACTTTGGAGAAGAACCAGACGATGCCCAGTACTATATCGCTATTGATTTAGCTGGCTTTGAAGAAGTTAACAAGAAAAGAACCAAGAACACAAAACTTGATGAGACTGCAATCGCTGTTGTTAAAGTTGGTACTAATGGTTGGTACGTTGATAACATTATACATGGGAGGTGGAGCCTTGACGAAACTGCCTCCAAGATATTTCAGGCCGTTAGAGATTACGAACCCGTTAGTGTTGGTATTGAAAGAGGTATAGCAAAGCAGGCTGTAATGAGTCCCCTGACAGATTTAATGAAACAGTACGGGAGATTTTTTAGAGTCGAAGAACTAACCCACGGTAACAAAAAGAAGACCGACAGGGTTATGTGGGCTTTGCAAGGAAGGTTTGAAAACGGACAAATAGAACTAAGAAAGGCAGAGTGGAACAATAGATTCATGGATCAACTGTTTCAGTTCCCTGATCCTCTAACCCACGATGACTTGGTTGACGCACTAGCATACATAGATCAGTTAGCTAAAGTAGCTTACAACTACGACTTTGAAATTGACGATCACGAAATATTAGATATAGTAGCAGGTTACTAAAATGATGAACCCTTTACCAGCAGAGCTAGTAAAATCTATGAGTACCAAGCGTGTTTGGCGTCCTTTTAATACATATGGAATCTACGCAATTTCTGCTGTGGTGTTTTTTGCACTTAGTTACAGCGTAGCAATAATCTAAGGAAAATACTATGGCAGATGAAATTTATAGTCCCGACCCGCTTTTAATCGAAGAGTCGTTAGAACAATGGGTAATGATAAAGTGCGACAACTGGAGAGACAACTATGAGTCAAACTACGAACAAAAGTTTGAGGAATACTATAGGCTATGGAGAGGTCAATGGGATCCTGCTGACTCTGAAAGAGCGTCAGAGCGTTCTAGAATTATCTCTCCTGCGTTACAGCAGGCTGTAGAGTCTAACGTAGCAGAACTAGAAGAAGCTACTTTTGGTCGTGGTAAGTGGTTTGACATACAAGATGACATGAACGACCAAAAGCGTCAGGACGTGATGTACCTACGCAACAAGCTAACAGAGGACTTTGAATCCTGTAAAATACGTAAGGCTGTTGCAGAGTGTTTAATTAACTCTGCTGTCTTTGGTACTGGCATTGGTGAAATCATCCTAGAAGAGATTAAAGAGATGGCTCCAGCGACTCAACCCATTATGGGTGGGGATCTCACGGCTGTAGGCGTTAACATTACGGACAGGGTTGTTGTTAAGTTAAAACCAGTGATGCCTCAGAACTTCCTTATTGACCCTGTAGCTACGTCTATTGAAGATGCTATGGGTGTGGCTATTGATGAATTTGTGTCTATGCACTCTGTAGAGCTTCTACAAGAGCAAGGAGTGTACAAAGAGGCGTACCTTGAGTCTGCTGCTCCTGATTCAGAACTAGAACCAGATCAAGACTTATCTGTGTATCATGATGACAAAGTTAGATTGACTAAGTACTACGGGCTTGTACCACGAGAACTACTAGAAGAAGAAGGCGTAGACGTAGAAGAAGACGGTAAGTACGTAGAGGCTATTGTTGTTATTGCTAACGGTGGTACGTTGCTTAAGGCTGAAGCTAACCCTTACATGATGCAAGATCGTCCTGTAGTTGCTTTTCCTTGGGACGTAGTACCATCAAGGTTCTGGGGTCGTGGTGTTTGTGAGAAGGGCTACAACAGCCAGAAGGCGCTTGATACAGAGCTACGCGCTCGTATTGATGCTCTAGCCCTCACTATCCACCCAATGCTCGCTATCGACGCTACACGGCTTCCTAGAGGGGCTAAACCAGAAGTCCGTCCCGGCAAAATGATTCTAACTAACGGAGATCCTCGTGAAGTACTACAGCCGTTTAACTTTGGTCAAGTTGGACAAATTACCTTTGCACAGGCTCAAGCCCTCCAAGGCATGGTACAGCAAGCTACTGGAGCCGTTGACTCAGCGGGTATCGCAGGACAAGTTAATGGCGAGGCTACTGCTGCTGGGATCAGTATGTCTCTTGGTGCTATTATCAAGCGTCATAAGCGCACTCTTATAAACTTCCAACAGTCTTTCCTTATGCCTTTTGTTACTAAGGCTGCTCACAGGTACATGCAGTTTGATCCTGAGAATTACCCAGTATCTGACTACAAGTTTATTGCTACGTCTACTCTAGGCATTATTGCTAGGGAGTACGAGGTTACACAGCTTGTACAACTCTTGCAGACTATGAAGCAAGACAGTCCTCTGTACCCTGTGTTGATTCAAAGTATTATTGATAACATGAATCTCAGTAACCGTGAAGAACTAATTGCCGCAATGAAACAAGCAGCACAACCTAATCCTGAAGAACAGCAGATGGCTATGGCGGCTCAACAATCACAGCTACAGTTACAGCAAGCGCAGACATTAGCACTACAAGGACAAGCTGAAGAATCTCAAGCTAGGGCTGTTAAGTACGCTGTTGACGCTCAGTTAGCACCTCAAGAACTTGAGATTAATAAGATTGACGCAATTACTAAAAACCTTAGAGAAGGTGACGAAGATGACAAAGAGTTTGAACGACGTTTAAAGATTGCTAATATTGCACTTAAAGAAAAAACTCTTAACAACCAAGCTAGTAAAGGAGAGCCTAGTCGTGCTAATGACACAAACAGAAATCAACAAGTTCCTAGACCAAATCAACAAGGCGTTCAGCGACCACCTAGACAAATTGGACTTGCTGGAGAGCCGGGTCAAGGAACTAGAGGGCCAACTCAATGAGCAAAAAGGATCCAAGGTTAGCAAGGGCGGGAGTAAGCGGGTTCAACAAACCCAAGAGGACTCCTAACCATCCTAAGAAGTCTCACGTAGTTGTAGCTAAGTGTGAAGACGGGAGTGTTAAGACTATACGATTTGGACAACAAGGAGTTAGCGGTGCTGGGAAAGATCCTAAAAGCGCTAAGGAAAAGGCGAGACGTAAGTCCTTTAAGGCTCGTCACGCTAAAAACATAGCCAAGGGGAAGTGCTCTGCGGCTTATTGGGCAAACAAGGTAAAATGGTGACATGGCTAAAAACATGAAGCACTACAAGCGTGATGGAACCTTGTGGTCAGGAAACACACATAAGATGCCTGATGGCTCACTGCACTCAGGTAAAACTCACGGCAAAACCTCTGTAAAGCTGTACCACTACAAGGATTTGTCCAACAAAGCAAAGGAGAAAGCTAATGCCCGGTAAAAAGAAAAAAGTAAAGAAGCCTAGTTACTAACATGCCTAGGGGACTATACAGCAACATCAACGCTAAACGTAAACGTATTGCTGCTGGGTCAGGAGAAACCATGCGTAAACCGGGGTCTAGAGGTGCGCCTAAGGCCTCTGCCTTTAAAAAAGCAGCTAAGACAGCTAAGAAACGGTAAAAATAACATTAAAAATAGCTTGACTTTTGAGTAAAACTATGGTATAATATAGAGTATACTAAGGTATATCCTATTAACTAGAGACAACCTAAGGGGCCTCAAGTGGACCAAGAAACACAAACATATTACGACAATTACTTTAGTCTTTTTATGACAGACGGTTGGAAGCAACTAGTACAAGACTTTAGTAACAACGCTTTACAGATTAATAGCTTAGAAGCAGTTAAAGATGCTAACGATATGTACTTCCGTAAGGGACAACTAAACGTATTAGCCCACTTAATCAACATGGAAACCATCGTTACTACTAACTACGAAGAAGCTAATAAG